TCCAAATATAGGTAAACCTACACCCTCCCAGACTCTCCTATCAGCTACAGAGGAAATATGGAGAGAATTTAGAAGGAATTTTACTTGTAAAAAATGTGAAGGGAAATTTTGTTCTGATATTTCCTTAGAGTATGTTCAATCGTGGATCTCTCAACACTTTATACTCAAGAAAGATGCTATTAAAAAATTAGAGAAAGAGAAAATGACTAAAGATTCTTACCCTTTAAATCCTATGCTCGGATCAAGAGAAAGGGAACTAGAACATAAAGCATATAACCAGGCTCTTGATAAAGCAATCAAGATAATAGAAGAACTATGAAAACCTTTAGAAAAGACAATGTAGAAATAAAGAGATACAAGAAAGGTATGGTGATTACTATTTATGATTATGAGAATTATCACTCTACAAACGAATTAGTTTTGACAGAAGAAGAGATAGAGATTCTTAGGAAGTATTTTCAAGGAACCGAAACATAGAGTACATGAAATATTTTTAATAGATCCTCTTGATTTTATTGTCATAACTTGTTACATTTAACTACATGGATGAAGTAAAGATATTAAATCGGGTAGACATGTTGAAAGCTTTATATAATTCATACCTTCAAAATCTTATAGAAAATGAAATAAAATTGGAATTTTATCAATGGAAGAAAGAAAATCTTACCAATGGTCAGGACCCGAAAAAAAATGCAGAAAATATTATTAATGCAGACCGTAATGTACAAACATATACAAAATGGCTTGAAATTATTCAATTAAAAATAGATGCATTTGAAAAGAAAAATTAATCATGCAACTACAACCTGTTACTTCTGATGAGTTGCAATATCGGATAAAGACGACTCATAAAACATTTCGTATTCCTATTACTCTTGAAAGTCAAATTCTTCTTATCGCAAAAGAAGAAAAAAGTAATGTAACAGCAATATTTCTATCTCTTGTTCAACGAGGTTTGAAACAATATATACATAAAAAAGGTATATTTTACTGTCAATTACCGGATTGTAAGAAACAAGAAACAAATAAGAAAATGCATATTGTACCAGTAGCCAATGAAGAATTTTTAGTATGTGATGATTGTTATTTTGGAGAAAAATATAGAAGTTTTGTTATAGAGATGATACAACAAAATAAAATATGAAGCCAGTCATACAGATAATTTTACGAAAAGATGGTAAGAAGCTATATAGATACCCTAACTCTCGGAAAATGATTTATTTTGCTAAGAACAAAGCTAATTCTTTCTTAAAAAAAGGTTATAGCATAGATGTGGTAGTGAGATATAAGCCAGGATTTTATAATATAAAGAAAAATTGTACTATTTCAGATATTTTATGGTGTAAAGAAAGATTTGTGGAGGAATATTTATGAAACCTTGGGAAATAGTACAAAAAATCCTTTTAGATATTAAAAATCGGGCAAAAATAGGCATGAAATTGTCTGAGCTTGATGTTATTGCAGAAGTGGCGTTATTTCAGCAAAATGCAATATCTTGTAATAAAGGATATACCGGTCAAGATATATGGGACGAAAAAGTAAAACCGAAAGATCCATTTCCTACCTCTATTGTTTGTAATGTTAATTCAGTAGTTGCTCATGGTCATGCAAGTGATTATGTCATTCGTGATGGAGATACAATTTGCATAGATTTAGGTGTGGAAAAAGATGGAATATGCGGAGATGGTGCGATAACTTTTGGTATCGGAAATGTGAAAAAGGAACATCAAAAATTACTCCGGTATGCAAGACTCACCACACTTGAAGGAATTACATGTATTAAAGCAGGACAGTCTATGGCAGAATATGGTAGAATAGTCGAGAATTATGCAGCAAAAAAAGGATTTGTTATTAATCAAACATTTGCATCTCACGCAATTGGTACAAAAATGCATGAAGAACCAGTTATTCCAAATTACCGAACCACTGAATATATAGGCACATATTTTGAAGAAGGAAAAATGTATTGCATAGAACCTATTTTAACGTATAAAGATGTATGGGGTATGCGAGCAGGAGATTGGGCTTTTGTTACAAGAGATGGAAAAAGAGCAGCTATGTTTGAAACACAAGTTTTGGTAACAAAAACAGGTTGTATTAATTTAATGCCGGAATTATTAAAACCATGAAAAAAGTAAAAGAAATAGTATTTGATGATGATACAGGTTTACCCATATTTATTTTAGAAGATGGAACAAAACGAGTTCCCTATGAAATACAAATAAGTAATATATGCGACTGTGTTGCATTAGAATGGAGAGAGGATACAAGTAATTAAATGAAAAATAAAATTGTATTTACAAAACATGCAAAAGAAAGATTAAAAGAATTTAATATTCCTATACTTGAAGCGGTAACAATGGTAGAAAATGCTAGTCCTGAAAAAGCACCTGTAAAACAAAATAAAATGCATCAAAGAGAAGGGAAACATTTTCGATATGGTACAGTTATTTTTACAGGAGTATTTAAACCGGATAAATTTAGTATTAATAGTTCACATATTGAAGAAATATTTTTAGTAATAACAGTATACGATCAAAGAATGGATTTACCAGCAGAATTAGTATGAATCAAGATTTAAAAACATTAACAAGGGATTTAACTTTAAAAGAAGGTACTTTTTGGAAGTTATATTTTGCTTATGGTAATGGCACAAAAGCAGCTTTAGAAGCTTATGATACTAATAATTATGCAACTGCAAGTGTGATAGCATCTGAGAACTTTAGAAAACATAAGAATATACGTCAAGCATATATGGAGTCTAAAGGAATTAGCCTCGGTAAGTTAGTAGAAAAAATCGAACAGGGCTTAGAGGCGACCAAAACGAGTAATGCAGCAATATTAGTTTTACAAGATGGTAAAACAGTAAAAGCGGAAGAACAGGGATTAATAGAAGTTCCTGATTATGCAACACGACATAGATATGTAGAAACAGCAGCGAAATGGCTTGATATACAAAAAGAGGATATATTGCCAAATGAGGGAGGTGGCAATCAGTATAATTTTTTTACATTAACTTATGACCAACTTTGTGCAATCACCAACAAAACAACAACTTCTGAACTTCGAGAGGAAGAATTTGTTGATGTTCTTATCGAAGGAAATTTACAAGGAGAAGAACAAGAGGTATCTATGGGAGTTCATACGCCATAATTTTAAAGTAAAGATTCCTCGTAATAAAATATGTAAAGATCATAATGCGCCATATGATTTTGTCTATGATGCGTTTATCGGGAAATATAAAACGATTATTGCGAAAGCCAATAGATCCGGTGGTAAAACAACTGATTTTGCTATTCTTGATATTATTCATTCTTTGGCTAACCTATCATGTGAAACTGCTACATTAGGAGCCATACAAGCGCAAGCACAACGATGTTACCGATATGTGCAATCATATCTTCAAAACAATAAAGAATTTCAATCAAGAGTAACTAATTCAATCATGTCCCGTACAGATTTTGATACACGTTCTTCTATTGAAATATTAACTGCTACTGTTACAGGGGTAAATTCTCCACATCCTCAAAAGTTATTTATGGATGAAGTAGAGTTATTAAATTGGTTTGTCTTACAGCAAGCCCTAGAAATGGTTAAGAGTAAAGGAGATATAAAAGGGCAAGTAGTACTAGGTAGCACACAAAAATTCGTTGGCGGTGTCATGGAACGGCTTATTAATGATGCTAGGAATAGTTCTACAAAAGGATATTATGAATGGTGTGTTTGGGAAGTAATGGAAAAACCACTACCGGATAAATATGAATATTACAAAAAAATATTCAAAGATGATTTACCGGAAAACTTTACAGAATGTGATGGATTTTATTCATGGGATGATTTAATTGAACAATATCAAAATTTAGATCGTGAAATACTTGATGCAGAGTTCTTTTGTAAGAAACCAGATGCAGGAGGTTTAGTATATCCACGCTTTACTGATGAAAATAATTGCATACAAGATTTTGAGTTTAATAAAGATAATCTCTATGTGTTTGAAGATTATGGTTATGGTATGGATAATCCAAATGTTATTCTTTTCGCTCAGGTAGATTTAAAACTACAAAAAATAATTATCTTTGATGAAATATATCTTCGTTTGAAAACAGACGAACAAATATTCGCTGAACTTGATCTAAAACTAAAACAATATGATATTGTAAGTAAACGCTATCAAGGACATATTGGTGATCCTCATGGGCTTCCAGAAACGGCAAATAGATACAATAATGGGTATCCCATATTACCAGCAGTATCAAAAGAAGAAATAGAAGATGCAAGTAAATTGTATTTAGTTCGTAACGGTATTGTTGCGGTTCGTAAATTCGTTGATATGGGTTGGTTAAAGTTTACTCCTAATTGTACGCAATTCAGAGCTGAAATGATGGGATATAGAAAAGTAAAGAATCCTGATGGCACTTACAAGGATGAGCCAATGAAGAAAAACGATCATGGATGTGATGCAGTGAGATATGGTGTTATCCGTTTATTTCCTACAATGGCTTTTGCATCATTTGAAGTATTACGAGCAAGAGCAAATGTTCCCGATAGTATCGGTCCTGCAATAAGACCAATAACAGCAGGAATACGCACTCAGAGGTTCTAATCTATTGTAGAATGTGATAGAATATATTAACAGTTAACTATAAACTATTAACTATGACACCTGAAGAAATAGAATTTTTAAAACAATCAAATTACATTGAAGATGTACGTGATTCAGACTCATTGGATCAAGCGGTTATTGCTTGGAAATATCTCAAGACAAAGAAACAATTAACACCTGATACTATTTGTAAAACCCATAGATTATTAATGAAGAATCAAAAGATACGATCACAATATAAAGGACGATTCAGGAATGTTGCAGTTGGAGTATATAAAAACGGTAAAAAAATAAAAGATACATTGGAATGGGAAAATATACCCTTAGCGATAAAAGAATGGTGTAAACAAACAACTGTAACAATATCAGATGAGATGGTAAAACAACTGTCAAAGGATTTATTAGAACGAGAAATAAAACTTTCTCATGTTTTTTATGAGGCTATCCATCCTTTTATTGATGGAAATGGAAGAACCGGTAGAATGTTTTTGAATTGGCAAAGATTACAATGTGAATTACCTATACTTGTAATTAAAGAAGAAGAAAGACAACAATATTATGCTTGGTTCAAATGAAATATATATCGCTTTTTGCAGGAATAGGAGGATTTGATTTAGCATTAAATAGATTAGGACATGAATGTGTCTATGTGAATGAATGGGATAAGTTTGCTGCACAAACCTATGAAAAAAACTTCAAACACAAACTCGACACACGATCTATTACAACTGTTTCAGCAGAAGAAATACCTTACGCAAACTTACTCGTTGGGGGATTCCCTTGTCAATCTTTCTCAATCGCTGGAAAACGAAAAGGATTTACTGAAACAAGGGGAACACTCTTTTTTGAAATCTGTAGAATCGCTCGGGCTAAAAGAATACCGTATTTATTGCTTGAGAATGTTAAAGGATTGCTCTCACATGATAACGGTAAAACATTTTCAACCATTATCAGATCGCTTGATGGAATGGGGTATGACTGTCAATGGCAAGTGCTTAACAGCAAAAATTTTGGAGTTCCACAAAATAGGGAAAGAGTCTTCATTATCGGACATCTTAGAGGACAACGTAGACCAAAAGTATTTCCTATCACCCAAAATGGTGAAGTTTTTAATAAAAGCAAGAGACAAATTTCCCCCACAATTACTGCACGATATTATAAACAAGGACAATCAGACCCATACATAAGTCGTTTCCCATTAAAGTTTTTACAACGTAATCAAAAGAATATAGATGGTGATTATGCCTTTACTGTAGATACTGCAAATACGGGAGGTGTGAGAATAGATAGAATGATACGAAAATTTACTCCTATTGAATGTGAACGGTTACAAGGCTTTCCCGATAATTGGACAGAAGGAGTTTCAGATAGTCAAAGATATAAACAATGTGGAAATGCAGTTACGGTCAATGTAGTAGAAGAAATAATGAAGCGTTTTTAAAAAAATATGATATGCTATTTGCATGGCAAGAATTATCCCTCCGCAAACAAAAGTTGCTCAAAAAAGTACACAAAAGATATCCAATAAGAACTTTACGTTCAATCCTTCTGAACTAAGTATAGGGAAAACACTTAATCCTACGTTTGATAATGGTATTTCAGGTTTAAATGGATATGGAAGCCTAGTGAAAGGACCACCACTCGCTGATCTTGCATTACCTAATCCACAACCAACAATTACTGATGTTTTAGAAGAATGGGGAGGAACAGGAACAATTATTGTTGGCGGTATTTTATCCAATGTTGACTATAATCCTGATCTTACCGGTACACAAAGAGTTCTCCTTTATGATGAAATGCGTAAGGGAGATGCAACTGTTCGAGCTGCATTACTCGCTGTAAAACTTCCTATTCTCTCTGCTAATTGGTATATCAAACCATATGCAGCAGACAATAAAGCAGATCCAACACCACAAGATAAAGAGATAGCAGATTTTATAGAACAACAATTGTTTAGCACAATGATTATTACGTGGAATGATTGGTTACGACAATGCATGTTGTATTTGGATTATGGATCAATGATGTTTGAGAAAGTATTTCAAATGTTGCCTGATGGAAAGATAGGATGGAAGAAATTTGCTCCAAGACTTACCCAAACAATTTACCGGTGGCGTATGCCCGATAATGCAACAGAAGGTATTACACAGATATTACCAACAGGAGGCATTAGAGGAATACCAAAATGGAAACTATTACCCTTTGTAAATGAACAAGAAGGTGAGGATTATGAAGGTATTTCCATTATGAGAGGCGCATATCAGCCTTGGTATTTTAAACAATCAATGTATCGGATTGATGCAATTGCAACAGAAAGACAAGGACTTGGTATACCGTATGTAAAAGTTCCACCCGGAGCTTCAGAACAAGATAGAGCAAAAGTAGATGAATTACTTCGTAATCTTCGTGCTAATGAACAAGCAAATATACAAGTTCCTGTAGGTTGGGAGATTGGATTCATGGATATGCATGGAGGAACAAGTCAGATAAAAGATGCAAGCAAAATGATTCTCCATTATGACAGACAAATATCTAAATCTGTTCTTGCTCAGTTTATTGAACTTGGAGGACAATCAACAGGATCATTTGCTCTTTCTGCTAATCAATCAGAATTATTTCTCCTTTCCTTACAATCTCATGCAAAGAAAATACGAGAAACATTAAACAATGATGCAATAAAAGAACTAGTTGATCTTAATTTTCAAGTACAACCAGATAAATATCCAACACTTGAGTTTTCTCGTATTGGTACAGTTGATTTTGAAAAATTATCTATGGCATTATTCAGACTTGCTCAGGGAGGACTTATCACTGCATCTCCTGAACTTGAGAAATATCTTGCAGAAGCTATGAGCTTACCAGAACCAATACAAGATACTGCAAATGAGGGCGATTCACCAACGGAAGAAGAATTACCTGTTCCTGCAAAAGTACAAAAGATGCAAAAACCGGTGCAAGTCTATTCAAAAGAACAAATGATACATATTGAGAATAAATATGCTAGTGAATTGAATGAAATAAAAGATTCTATTGGCTATGATGTAAGAGAGCTAAAGAGAGAAATTGAGGATATAATTAGAACTAAGAAATAAGATCCATATTTCCATTACGAGGTTCTTCTAATCCTTTTGCTAATCTTTCAATGAATTTCTTTTTACCTCCGCATTTGCGTACCATTTGTTTATATTCCTTAATTACTCTTACACAAAATGCACAACTATCTTCTGCTTCTAAAGGATGAGTTTCTTTCCCATGAGTTACATACAAAGCTGTAGTATTTATGTGAACATCTTTCATAGGTATATATAAACAAGTGTGCTATTACGCCAAAGAATTGTCTTTAACTACCACTCGATTCCGCATCCATGTGTTTCTTATATATCTCATGTGGTAGTCTACATAGAAACAAAGTCATATAGCTGACTTAGGCATCGGACACAAAAATCTTACGATTCACTCTTTAAATGATGGCTGCTTCTAAGCCAACATCCTTGTTTACTTGTATTATACACTATTTAACTTGATATATGCAATAGAATAGAGTAAAATAAGAGTAACAAATGAAACATAATCAAGTTTATGTACGAGCAAAAGTACTTATAGAAAAACGTAGTGGTATGGAACCTGTCTATAGATGGGTAAATTGTGATGTATTTGATTTAGACCAAAAGAGTTTTAATGCGTTTGTTGCAGATAAGTTATTCAGCGAGGGTAAATTTAAGAAAATTAAAGATGAAATGATTCCTGAAGAAAAAGATATTGAATATTTTGTAGCAGATGAATATAGGATGAAATATATATTGGAGTTAGAAAAATGAAAGATATATTAATTATTCAAGGTTCACCAACAGAAGCATTGATGAAAAGGTTTATAAAAGCATATGAGAAAGATATTAATAAAGCTCTTTTTGAATTAACGAAACATGCTAGTTTTATTAGAAATGTAAGAATTAAAATACTTATTCCTCAAGGAACAGGGAGAATTGATGTACAGGCATTATGTGATGAACAGACGATATTAGGAACAGCAGGAAAAACTTATAATGAAAAGAAATAAAAAATGAATAACACAAATATAACTTACAACATTAATTTTAATTTTCAGACAGCAATGAGTGTTCTTACTCTTATTGCTTTTATCGGTTGGGTATTTACCAGATTCTTTGATCCTCTTGGTTGGATTATTTTCTTATGGATAGCAACAAAAGTAATTTATAATATTGGTATATTTGTAAAAGGTAAGTATAATAAGTCTGATGCGACTCATAAGCGATCTTCAACAATTAAATCTTCAACAACTTCAAGCAATAGATGAAGCGTTAGAGGCATATCTTTGTAAACAACCGCAATACGGAGAAGGCTATCATAAAAGTTACCGAAAGAATAGAAAATCGTTTCAATTGCTTGTGAGACAAACTGTGGCACTAAAGAAAATAGTGCGTACTTTCTTCCAGGGACAGCTTCAAAGAATAGATTCATTGGTGCATTTACATAAAATTGTTGCAGATGAAAGAGGAATTTTAGCCGGTTGGATTACAAAAAACGGAGCGCATATATTTATTAATGATGATGTAACCAGTCAAGCTATGTATCAAACGATACAAAGTGGAGGAACAACGCTTGATATACATAATGCTCAATCACCAAAAGAAGGTTTGGCTTATTCTCCTTATCCGAATAATGGAATGGTTATTAGTCAGAGTGAATTTGATCCAAGTCATGTTGATGCGTTTATAAATCAAAATGCAGAACTTCTTTCACAAGCAGGAAATCATCTAGGATTATGGCAAGAAAACGGAAAAATATATATGGATGTAACAAAGGTTGGCGAGGCAACAAAGGCTACTTATGAGGCTGCTATTGCATCTCAACAGGAAGCATTGTATAATTTAACTACAGGACAGAATGTCTATACACCGTTGTCCTCAAACTATGAAAAAGCTCCTAACTTTGATACCAACACAGGGAAAATCATCTCAGGAAATGAAGGATCAAGCACACAAGATTCTACAACCTCTTTACAAGAAGAAACCATCTACGGAAAAAATACCGCCAAAAAAGTAAATATAATTGATATTGTCTCAACCAAAATTAATCCTGGTGATTTACTTGCTACTCCCTCATGGGATATAGAAGATAAAGATTTAGCTAATACCCTCGCAGATGGGATATTTCCAATATACACAAATGGAGCAAAAACAACAGCGAAAAACATAGGTATAGGTACAACAATTGATTCATCTTCTGCTCCATCTCAAAAATTCCTAGCAAAGTATGTCTTACAACTTGCAGGACAGATAAATGATACAACGAAAAGTGATATTAAACAGGCAATATCTACATCAATTTCACTTGGAGAAAAGCGTTCTGAGCTGACAGATCGTATCAATAATATACTTGATGATCCGTATAGATCAGAAATGATTGCACAAACAGAATCAATACGAGCGTTTAGTCAGGGAAGGTTAGATACATTACAGGAGATAGGTTACGATCAGAAACAATGGCAGTGGGCTGCAAATAGTGATTGTCCCATTTGTCCTGCTCTTGAAGAACTAGGACCAATAAGTATTGATGATACATTTCCTACACCGGCATTTG